GAATCATTAAATATTTTTATTTTACTTGGCATGTTATTTGGATAATTTTTTTTAATATGATTCAAAATTAATAATATATATTTTTTATTCATTTCTACTAATTTTGACGTCTTTATTCTCTCTACATCAAAAAATCCTTTCATATTTTCGTTGAATAATTTAAAAACATTTACTTGAATTTCTCTTGTTAAAAATTTAAAAATATCTTCATCTATAATAACGTCCCAAAGTGTATCTACATTTTCTTTTTTAAGAAAGTTTTGAACTCCAATAACATTTTGAACACTCATTTAAATATATAAATATAGATTTTTCTTTTTATATATTTTTATTTTTGTATATATTTATAAAGAATCATTGAAATAAACTTTTCTAAAGTTTGCCATATATTTATCTTTTAAAACGTGTGTTTTCAAATAATTTGAAGTAAATTTATCTTCCAACATATGAACAATAAAAAAGAGTGAATATATTCCACATTCCGTATTACCATATTGATGTTCTGTTCCCTCATTGCTATCAAATTCAAAATTCATATTTGGACTAAGACTTCTACCTTCATCAATGATACGATCCACTAAAACCATAATTTGTTTTGGTGCTGCTTCTCCTGTACTATCAAAAAAGAATATTTTCTTTTTTTTGATATTCACAAACATAGAAATCCAATGTTCGCCTGGTCTATTATGCGGATCTGTATTGAATATTATTCCGATTTTAGTTTTTCCACTTTTTAATTGTTCTTTTACACTAAATTTACATAACTCATCCCAAACACATTCACCATATAATTTTTTTGTATCAAAGTCAATAGGCGAAGGTCCAATAAAATCAAAACACTTGTAAGCTTTTTCATATTGTTTCATAACATTTATAATATCTACACTTGTTAACCATGAATTAGGGTTTTTTTTCCATTCAGGGGGTGACTCTGGCGCAAAAGAATCGGCTACATCACTATCTACCTTACCGAATTGTGACTTTTGTTTTAACCAACAGGATTCTTTATTACATATACCGCTAAGATGTTTACCGATTTGTTCGTGTATTTCTTTTGGCGAGTTACTTGTAATTTTTGCATCTGGATGGCGAGCATTCCATAATTCTCTTAATTTATAAAGTGATTTGTTTGAATAACAAGAAAACGGATTTATTTCATTTTTTGTTTTTGGACTGCAATTTACCTTTTCTAATTTTAATTGTTTTTTTTGTTTTTTACCACCAGAATATTTTTTTTTATGAGTTTTATTATAATTCATTTTTGTTTTTTTCCTTTGTGTCTTCATATATATTATCAACCTTTTAAAAATCCGCTTTTTTCCAAAGGGACTGGTTGTTGCTAAATGTCAACTTATTTATCCTTTTTTTCAATTTTTGTTTCAATTTTTGTAAACATAAAATTAGCAATTTCATTTTTTGATTTTCCACTTTTAGAATTAGATTTGTTTGCAGAATCTTTCTCAAAGGTGGAAAATACTAAAACTTTATCTGCTTCTAAATTATTTTCTGATTGATCTATTTCGTTGAAGGATACATCTTGAATAAGTGTATTCTCTTCTGTAAATATAAAATCTTTATATTCAGATTGTATTGTGTCATGATTATCTTTTGTCTTAAAGTATTGAATGCATGAATTCAGATAGTTGTTGTATGCATATTTTATGTCTATTGGTAAATCTTCTGGTTCTAAACCAGTTATACTATTCTTAAATAATTGGAAAATTCTTTTTTTATAAAGTTTGCGTTCTTCTTTATTGACTTTTGCCATTTTTTTATTTTGAACATGATCTGTATACATTTCTTTATTTAGAAGATAATCTAAGGTTACTTGGTCAACAAAATCCACTTTTAGAAAAGGTTGTGCCAAAATTTTTTGTATTTTACCGCATCCACCTTTTCTAAATGTGGAATTGTAAAAAAGTAGATATATATATATATATGTCTACTTTTGTAAATGAAAACGGCGATACTCATTTAATATTGGTAATAATTAGCGGAAACGAAACAGAGGCAATAAATGTTATTAATAGAGGAAATTCACATCCAGAGATTGCAAATTCATATGGCGACACAGCATTACTTTTAGCTATTCAGTACAGCATGGAAAAATTAGCAATTAGAATATTGGAAACGAAACAAGCCAATGTTGGTCATGTTGATAATCATGGAAATACAGCAGTACTTTTAGCTATTCATTATAGCATGGAAAATGTAGCAATTAGAATACTAGAAACAAAACAAGCGAATGTTGGTCATGTTGATAATCATGGAAATACATCATTACTTTTAGCAATAAATAAAGATTTAAAAAAAATTGTTGTAAAAATGGTAGATTTATATACAGATTTAAATATAAATCATTCGGATAATTTTGGGGATACAGCTTTGATGTTGGCATTGATTAGAGATTATCAAGATGTTGCGCAAAAAATATTAGATTTAGGATTCAAAAATGTATCTGTTATAAATAAAAAAGGAGATACCGCATTATTTTTTGCTATTAATGCAGGTAATGAAAATATTGCGCTACACATATTTAACATGAATAATTCATCATTTGAACATATTTCAAAAGAAAAAAATACAACTTTGATAATGGCTATTAATAATGGAATGATTCGACTTGCAAGTGAAATTATAAAAAAAGCTAGTCCTTCATTGATTGGATATGTAAACAAAGAGAACAATACTGCATTAATTTTATCCATTAGTAAACAATTTTGGAATATAGCGAATCTTATCATTGACACAAAACATTCAAATGCGAGTCATTTAAATAATTATGGTGATAACGCATTAATATTATCTTTAACTGCCGGAAATGTAGATACTTTTGAAAAAATATTAAAAGAACCTGGTTCTGATATATATTATAAAGGATATAGTGGAGTATCTGCTCATGATATTTGTAAACATTTAAACCTGCTCCACTTTTTTTAAAAGTGGTTTGTTATTAATTTTGCTCCACTTTTTTTAAAAGTGGATTAACATGTTTGCTTCGTTAAATCGCGGACTTGAACTCTTGTACTATTGTTGAATAGATTGTTCCCTATTACTTTTTCATCTGGATTTGGATTAAAACTACTAAAACTATCATTTTGAAACAATAGTTGATGTGGATTTGGCTTTGTTATTGTTTTAAATGTATAGTCATACAAATCACTTTTACTTGATGGAACATATACTGCTTGACTACATTTTTGCAGAGCATAAATTTGATTCCTTAATTCTGATTCTTTGTTAATATTTGAGGCAAACCCAGACCAAGGTGATGTTCTATTTCCTGGGTTAAAAACTTGATGTACATTATATGTTGGTACCTGTAATGGTTTTACTTGTAGTTCCTTTCTAGGATCAACAATAGGAAAGTATGAATATTTTGTCAAGACAGGTCTCACATCTATATAAGGTTGTAGAATCTGTGAAGGAATATTTCTATTATAAATTCGTCCATTCGTCTCTTGATGCATTTTTGCGACACTTTCAAAGTCATTTGAATTTGTACAAGGTTGGTTCATTGATATACATATACAAAAAAAAATCATATTTTAAAAAAGGTTGATAAAGGTGGATAAAGATGGAAAAGTATATAAAGAAATTATTATATATTATTATCATGTGTGGAATTTTTGCTCTTCTAAATGATAATAATATAAATATTGAAATTGTAAATGATGAATTTATGAAAGGAAAAGGAAGAGGACCAGAATTTTCTAAATTAGATACTTCCTATATTAAAATGACATTAGGATTTCATAGACTTGCAATTAATGGTCTAAATGAATTCTCTAATCAACCTCTTGTCATCAATGATATTGTTCTTATTTGCAATGGAGAAATTTACAATTACAAACAATTATACAAAATAATGGATATTGAACCTGAAACTGGTTCTGATTGCGAAGTTATTATTCATCTTTTTCTTATGTATGGTATTGAACAAACACTTACTATGTTGGATGGCGTATTTGCGTTTGTATTATTTGATAATCGTACTAGTGAAGATACAAATAATAAAGTATATGTCGCTAGAGATCCATTTGGTGTTAGACCTTTGTATTATTTAAAAAATGCAACTGCTAAATCAATGTATGGTTTTGCATCCGAGTTAAAATGTTTGGAGTTTTTTTATAATAAAAATTCAGAGTATTCAATTGAACAATTTCAACCAGGAACCTATAGTGTATATAATTTATCTAGTAAGGTATTATCTGTTTGGAGACCTATAAAAGAGAATATTGTATATTTTGTTCCTTCTTTTTCTTATAGTGAAAAAGAGTTTGATTGCAAATCAATGCTAGATGACATGTATAAAAATATTAATTATTATTTATCTAGTGCGGTAGAAAAAAGATGTTTGACAACAGAGCGTCCTATTGCTTGTCTTTTATCGGGAGGTCTAGATAGCAGTTTAATTGCCGCGCTTGTTTCAAAGTACTATAAAAATAATAAATATGACAAGGTTCTTGAAACCTATAGCATTGGTTTAGAGGGATCCGAAGATTTGAAATATGCTCGCATTGTTGCCCATTATATTGGCAGCAAACATACGGAAGTCATTGTTACAGAAGATGATATGTTTGAAGCGATTCCAGAAGTGATTGAGAAAATTGAAAGTTATGACACTACAACGATTAGAGCAAGTATCGGTAATTATTTATTAGGAAAATATATTGCCGCTAACTCAGAGGCAAAGGTAATTTTCAATGGTGATGGGTCTGATGAGTTATTTGGCGGATATTTGTATATGAACAATTGTCCAGATGATATAGAGTTTGACAGGGAGACGAGGAGATTATTGAAAGATATTCATTTATTTGATGTATTGCGTTCTGATAAATCTATATCATCAAATGGTCTTGAGCCTCGCACACCATTTTTGGATAAGACTTTTGCTAATTATATATTATCTATTCCTGCATATTTCAGAAATCATAAAAATATGAATACAATGGAA